GCCGCCAAGCAGAAGATCGAGAAAGAGGCGCGCGCTGGCGCTGAGGCGATGAGTAAGGTCATTGAGGACTATCTCGATGAGTCCGGCTTCAAGTCGTCACTAGCTCAAGCGCTGGATTGGGATTTAGTGACATTCGGCACCGCTATTTTGCGCGCTCCAGTCATTCGTCGTCGCCGCCGGCTAACTTGGCAACAAGACGATTTTGGCCGGTGGCAGCCCGTCGATTCGGAGGATACATACCCTGACGTAGAGCGTGTCTCCCCCCTGGATTTCTATCCGTCCGACGACGCAACCAGCATTGACGACGCGAGTTACTCTATAGAGAGATACCCTCTATCTCGTGCTGATCTGTCCGCGTTTCGAGATCAAGAGAACTGGAATACCGCTGAAATTGATGCGGTGCTCACTGAGCATGGTAGCGGTGGGTTGCGCGAGTGGACCAGCGCGGATTCTGAGCGCGCGCAACTGGCGGAACGGAACGACGCGCGGCAGCAAGGCGAGCGCATCGACACGCTGATCTACCACGGCGAATGCCAAGGCAAGATGCTCAAGGAATGGGGGATTCAGTCCGTCAACGACCTTGACGAATATGCGGTCGAAGCGTGGCTGATCAGCCGGCATGTTGTGCGCGTGGACATTAAGGAGCCACACGAAATCGATCGCCCGTATTGCAAGGCCGTCTATCGGGATCGTCCGGGAAGCTTCTGGGGAATCGGTGTCCCTGAGCTGATGGACGACATCCAGCAGCAGGCTAACGCCGCCGCTCGCGCGCTGGCGAACAATATGGCCATGGCAAGTGGCCCACAGGTCGGCGTTGACCTGGAGCAGATGCCGCCCGGCGAAGACGGCTCAAAACAGTGGCCATGGAAGGTCTGGCGCTTTAATACGGGCAAGTACGGGCAATCTGCTACTCCGCCTATCCAATTTTTCCAGCCGGATATGCACGCTCAGGAATTGATGGCGATCTACGAAAAGTGGGTCAGAATCGCCGATGATGTGACCGGCATCCCATCTTACGTGTACGGAAATCAGGACGTAGGCGGCGCTGGAAAAACCGCGTCTGGCCTGTCCATGCTCATGGGAGCCGCATCAAAGAGTGTTAAGGCGATCATCGCTAACATCGATGCCGGACTAATCGAGCCGCTTATTCAGCGCATGTTTCGATATGTTATGCTCTATCATCCAGACGAGTCGATCAAGCGCGATTGTCGAGTGGTTGCCAAGGGCAGTACCGCGTTACTGATCCGCGAGCAAGCGCAAATTCGGCGAAATGAATTCCTGCAAACTACCAACAACCCCGTGGACTTGCAAATCATGGGTCTTGGTAGGCGCGCTGAATTGCTGAGAAGTACGGCTCAAACACTATCACTCGACCCGGATGATATTGCTCCAGAGCGCGAAGAAATGGAGCAGCGTCAACAGGCCATGATGGCTCAGCAGCAAGCGGCGGAAGCCGCGCAACTCCAGGCTACCCCTATTCTCCCCGATGGGGAGAGACAGGGTGGTCAGGACTCACGAACCATGACTCCAGGAGGCTAGAATGGCATTCCGCGAAGATATTTCATTGACAAAGGCTCGCATTGCGCGGCCCGTCATTAATGGCACCGAACACCCGACTACGGCGACGTTTACGTTTACGGCAGGGGCATCCAATGTAGCCAATGTGCTCATCACCCTGAAAAACAGTCTCGGCCAAACCATTACAGGGGTCTGGCCGTTGACCGTGTGGCTGTCCGATGCCGCGACTGGCGTTGGCCTGACCGCGACCGCCGCGAGCGGCACCGTGCAAGCCAAGAGCGCATCCGGTACCGACCTTGCGGCGCTGACTGCCAAGAAGGCGCTGGCTGTTCAAACATTGGCCAACGGAACGTACACGCTGGAAATTACCGCGACCGCCAAGACAGCTTATTATGTGGGCGTATCCATGCCGAACGGCAAGTCGGTCATTTCCAGAGTCATGGCCACGGGGGACTATGGCTGATGACTCGCCTCGATCCGAGCCAAATCGACACGTTCTACCGGCTCAGCCGGCAGGGCGATTTTTCCGCATTCGTGGATTGGCTACGGGATTCGTCGCAAGCGCTCACGCGGGACGCCTTGCGTTCCGCAAACCCCCAGGCGTGCGGGGCTGCGGCTTTGCTGCAAGACCTTATTGGCACACTGGATTCCATCCCTGATTTGTACCACGCGCGGAAAACCAACCAAGGCTCCGCGCCAGCGAACACCTAGAGAGGCTCGCCCATGAGTATGCAAGACCGCATCGCCCAGGAAGAGCATGCCGCCGAGGAAGCGCTGAAACAGGCGTATGCAGGAAAGGCCAACGCGGACCCCATCGCTGACGAAGCAGAAGGTTTCGAAGGCGGGGATGGGCAAGACGGCGACGCCGGCATCCAAGACGAAGGCGTAAACGGCGCTCCCGTGTCCGCGCCAGAGAGCGCGCAAGAACCGGCTTCCGCAGAATGGAAACACCGGTATGACGTTCTGAAAGGTAAATACGATGCTGAGGTCCCGAGACTGCATGACGAGCTTCGCTACTGGCGGGATCGAGCCGAGACGCTGGCGGATCAGGTTAGAACTCCGCAAGAGCCGGCCAACCCGCAAAGCTCGATTGCTGCGGATCAAGACCTCGCGGACATCATCGGCGATGATGCCGCCGTGGTCGTTGCTAAGTTGCTGGCTAAGCAGAAGGCCGATTTTGAATCCAAGCTAGACCAAGCCCAACAACTTAGCCAGCGTTCCGCGCAAGATCGTTTTTGGGATCGGGTGTATGCCGCGTTTCCGAACTACCAGGACATGCAGTCTGACCCAGCGCTCAACCAATGGCTGGGCGGATCGTGGCCAGGATCGAGGTATTCTCGGTTACAGCAAGCCCAACAACTGGCGAACGATATGGACGCCGATGGCTTTGTGGCGCTACTGAAAGCGTACCAGCCAGCAACGCAGGAGCCGATTCAGCCACGGAAACCGCCCGCTCCAACACCGCGTCGCGCGGCTGGATCGGGAACGCCGCCGCCAGAAAAGACCACATTCACGCCCGCAGAACTGGAAGCCCAGTCTAACCGGGTCATTCAACTACGGAAATCCGGCCGTCGCCAAGAGGCGGACGCGCTGGAAAGAACCCTGGATACTGCGTTCAGTGAGGGCCGTATCCGGGCATGATTTAACACCTGGACCCGCCGCGTCGTGATGACGCTGCTTATCCCAGTAGCTGGAGATTTTTACCATGGCTTACCCTGTTGCGCCCGGCGGCGCTGCTTATTCGGGTGTGTGGATTCCCGAGGTTTGGAGCACCAAGCTCAACCGAAAATTCTACGATGCGTCCGTGATCCCCGCGATTTCCAACACCGATTGGGAAGGCGAAATAAAAGACGTGGGCGACAAGGTGATCATCCGCCAGATTCCCGATATTACGATTCGGGATTATGCGAAGGGGCAGAACCTCGTCTACGAACAGCCGGAATCTGAGAACGTCGAGCTTATGGTAGATAAAGGCCACTACTGGGCCATTCGCCTGGATGACGTGGACAAGGTACAGCAGGATGTCGAATGGATTGGGAAATTCACCAGTGAAGCGAGCGAACAGCTCAAGATTAAGGTGGACACTCAAGTGTTTTCGACAATCTACGCCGATGTGGCCAGCACCAACTCCGGGCTGACCGCTGGGCGCAAATCGGCCGGCCTGAATCTTGGGGTGACTGGCACCCCGCTGGCATTGGACAAGACCAACATCCTCGATGCGTTGGTCAACGCCGGGACCGCGCTGGATGAAAACAACATCCCAGAAACTGGTCGATGGGTCGTTCTCCCGCCGTCCATCATTGGACTGATCAAGATGTCTGACCTGAAAGATGCGTCATTGACCGGCGACGGCACCTCGATCCTACGTAACGGCCGAGTCGGCATGATCGATCGGTTCACCATCTACAGCAGCAATCTACTGGCCAGCGCCAGCGATGGCGGGCGTACCTGCTTCAACATGCTGTTTGGCCACAATGCTGGGCTGACCTTCGCCGAACAGATTCCCAAAGGCAAGGTGGAGCGTCTGCGGGCTGAATCGACATTCGGGGAACTGGTTCGCGGTCTGTGCGTGTACGGCTACAAAGTCGTCAAGCCAACCGCTCTGGGCAATCTGTACGGCTACAAGGCGTAAGGAGGAATCATGTCTACCTACTCTGTTGCTGGAAGCGCCGTTCAGGCTTATCCTGCTTTCCCGGTTGGAGCCTTTGCCGTCAAAGCCGAAGTCGATTTCAATACGATCAACAGCGGATCGGGCACGGTGCAAAACGACATCGTGCAGTTGATACAAGTCCCGGCGAATACGTTGGTGCTTGGCGTATCGTTCCGCGTTGCAACCGTCAGTGCCAACCTCGCCGATTTCGACATTGGCGATGGGGCGGTCACGGATGGCTATATCGACGGGGCTAGCATGGCGACGATCAATGACGGCTGTTCGTGGGTTACTACGTTCAACGCGGGAACCCCGAATACGACTGCGGAGGGCATGTCCCTCGGCAAGTTCTACACAATCGCCGATACCATCGACCTGAAGCAGAATACCGCCGCCACCGTGGTAACTGGAAAGCTGCTGGTTCAGGCCATCATGATCGACATGAACATCTACTGATGGAACGGCGGCTGATCCAGGCGGGAACTGGCCGGGTTTATATCTGGACGGCCGCCCTTGCTCAACGCCGCGACATGGAAGAAATTCCAGTCGCGGCAATCCCTGCATCGCCAACGAATAAACCGCCTTTGCCGGTGAGCGCAAGCCATGACTCTATCCGAACTTCGAGCCGCAGCACGAAGACGACTCGATGATTCCGTCAAGCCGTATGGCTGGACAGACGAAGATTTAGACGCATGGATCAATGAGGCGTGTCGGGAAGCATCGCTTCGAGGTAATTTGACGCGCCAATCATTAACCGTCTCTGTCGTCTCTGGTACGGCGACGACGACGCTTGATACTAGCGTGGTGTATGTGGAGCGCATCAAGCTAGCGAGTGACGGCCGAATCCTCACAAGAAAAACGCGAGACTGGCTCGATGCGCGTTGCTTTAATTGGGAGGCAACAACCGGAACGCCTACCCAATTTTTCATTCAAGGACGAGAATTGACTCTGTATCCAAAACCAGACGCCAATGATACGCTGACTATTGAGGCGCTATGCACGCCTGCTTTGTTGTCTTCTGACAGCGCCAAGCCGGACCTCGACGAATCTTATCATCGTCAGCTTTTGGAATGGGTCATGTATCGGGCAGGGCAACAGCGCGATGTGGATTTTACGCTCCCTAATCCAGAACAATACGAAGCGAATTTCACGCGCTATTTTGGACCAAGACCTAGCGCCCGTGTTTTACAGGCGTGGCTAGAATATGGCAGTAGCAGTTCAGCGACGCAATAGAGAGAAGGTAACAAGCCAATGGCCGGATTCTTTCAAACGCCAGAACAGCCTGGATACCGGGCACTGGCGGATTATTTTCAGAACAGCAAGGTAGCCAATCCCGCAGGAAACCCCATTGG